TACATACTCGTTCATAGCTTCTTCCGCCGTGCCTTCATAGGCCCCAAAGTCATCGATGTGCCAAGCCGCACCCCAACGAATCTTAACGCCGCAATCCTTGGCGGCAGCTTTCATAGCGTCGGCGATCTCATCATAGAGATTGAGTTCCCATCTGCCTCCGTCAATATATGCCATTAAATCAACGGCATAGCCCCCAAGATGCTTGCTCCTCATAGTCTGCGAAGCACCCTTCGCGACCAACGCTTCCTGCTCCTTGCGGGTTCTTAGTCCGCAAATTACACTGAAATCCTGTTCGCTAATTCCAATAGCCATGCGAACAACAGCCTGCAAAGTGGGATCAACCCCCTCCAGCTTTTCGTTACTACGGTTTCCCAGTTTGTATGTCATTTTGTTAATCCTTGTTTTTTCTCGTAGCTACGAAGTCCACCTAATCCAAGCATACCCATCATAACCGTCATCAAGCTACCCATGTCAAACGTGGGTAGTTCTGGTATTTGAACGCCAGCGACAGCAACTCCGAAAACAATGAGTGGCTGCAAAACAAAGTGATAGGCAAATGCCGCGCCGCAGACCCACCCAATAAACGGACGCCATCCGCCCTTAAAAACTGAACCGCTGGCGGCTTCAGCCTTGTTGACTTCAACTTGCGCCAGCATTGCCTCTTGCGCATGTTTGTCCGCCATCGTGCTGAGATCGTGCGCCAACTGCGCAGCTTGGTCTTTGTCTTGAATAAATTTGCCTGCCAGTTCCGTTGCTGGACCTATAAGTGTGCTTAGTATGCCCATCACTTTCTACCCATCCATGCTGTTGCTCCCATGAAAGCACCGACTATGCCTGCACCTGAAATGTAGAACAAGTTAGAAATATCACTCAGTGCGGTGACCCGATCAATGGGTATGAAAAACATTGTAGCTGTGAACACCCCCATACCAATCAACGTCCACCGAGCCATGCGAAGCTGGGCCAAGTGCTTACGCAGCGCGTCCTCAGTCTCCCTGATCTCTTTAGCCTTCGCCATCTCAGCGTCAGAGACAATGCCGTCGCCGTCCATATCGTAAGCATCGTACTTACTTTGGTCTTCGAGTTTCTTCGCTGCCATCTTCTATACTCCTTGCGTACTCTACAGCATAGCGTTTGTGGTGAGTTATTATAACAACTTTTCCATCTTTGTCATATACAACGTAATCTCCACGCTTATTTCGGTATAACCTCAAAACAATACACCGTTGTTTGGCTTGTAGTTATCAAGACTTTTGCATCCTCAAGAGCTTCTCTACACTCGTTTTCAGTAGTGAACTGATTGAGTTGATAATGCTCAATGTTGTTATTCATAACTTGAAACCAAACTAAAAACCACATCACCACTTCCCCTGACTTCTACCCATGAAATACAGCACTATCGCCAATCCTGTTACGCCCGCCAAAACAAGTACAATGCCCACGGTCCACTCTATAATAGCGCGTTTAAGTTCTTCTTTCCTGTAAATTTCTTCTTTACGTTGCTTTCGCATCTGCGCCTCGATTTGTAACACTTCCTCCCAAGCAGAAGGGCCGTAAGTCCACGATATAAAGTCCTTGATTTCCTTACGCATTTCAGACATTTTCTTCTTCTGCGCAAATATCTCAATGGCGCTATGAGTGTCTGATCCTTTGAACTTATACCACGGAGGGTTCTTGATCTGATCTTCAGCAAAGGCAAAATCACTGCAAGCCTTGCCCCATTGACCAAGCTGACCCGTAATATCCTGCAATTCACGGCCAACGGCAATGCCCTGCTTGATAGCATTATAAGCAGAAGTGGCGAGGCCGACGGCTGTAATAGGATCAATCATGTTTCAACGTACCTCGCGGGACAAACGTAGAGATAGTTAACGCGAAAGACCCTGTCGTACCACAGACCGTTTGTTGCCGTGCCGCAGTCGTAATAGCAGTACTGGAACAACTGGTTGCCGCCACTTGTCCACGCATGCCCGAAGGACACGAAAACAAGAACGCACAACATCAGAACTCTCCGACAAACCTCTGAGGTCGGGCTATCGGACTGAACCTAGAATTAACCGTGCCGCCAGAGGAATACTTAGTTTTTCCTGCATTGCTCAAAGCAATGGCAACCGCCTGCTTCTGCGGTTTTCCAGCAGCCATTTCGGTCTTGATGTTCTGGCTGATTACATCTTTAGATCTACCCGTTTTAAGTGGCATTTCTCCGCTCCATAGCTTTACGTTGAACGTCAATACGCTCTCGGTTAACGTCGTTGCGGTTTTCTGCAATGTCTTCCTGACTCTCAATCCGTGCCGCGGATGTCGCCGCCTGCTGCTGCATCTTCTGCAACTCAATCAACATCTGGCCCTGATCTTCCTCTTTCTTACGCTGCAAATCTTCTTGCTTGATGGCAAGCTCCTGCATCCGGATCTGAACCAACGGATCGTCCATCGCACTGCCGCCTGCAGGAAGAAGCCCTGGCAGAATCTCCGCCATGATCTTTTCCATCTGCATGGAAATCAACAGTTCCATCTGACCAGGGTCCTGCATGTCCTGCTGAACCTTGGCAATCTGCTGTTGCGCAGCTACGGGATCGATAGCCCCGCTCTGCGCTGCCAACTGAGCCTGACCGATGATGGCCTCAATCTCAGCCATAACCATCTTACGCGCCTTCTGTGAGACGTGTTCCATAACGTGAGCATAGAACGTACCCATAACCTGTGGAGACGTAGCCACCAAAGGCGTCTTCATAAACGACATATGCATCCGAATGTGCGCGTCATGATCCTGTTCTGGGAATGTATTCAAGATCTCGCCCATCAAAGCACGAGCATTCTCGATGGCCGGATCCAGTGGCTGCGGCTGGGGTGGAGGTGGGAGAATCTCGTCAATGTTCTGGACCTCAAGGGCCTGATACATCCGACGATACGCCGCATGAAGATTGTGCATCTGTGGGTTAGATTGCGCAAGCTGCAACTGGGTCTGTGCCAACGTGACCCTTTGTGCCATCGAGAATATGTTTGGATCACTTACAGGAATAACATCAACGCGACCGTCGAAGTCTTCCGCCATGATCATGCGATCACCGCCCGCCACATCGTATGGATAACCATCCGCAGGCATATTGTCCCCAAAGATCCGAGCCAACACACGGAACTCTTGGCGCTGCGCATAGTGCAAGCGTTTATGAATAGCCGACATAACCTTCATGCCGCGCTCAAGCATAGCCACTGTGGTCCCTACAGGGGCCTCTGTGTTGCCGTCACCCGTCTGCTGGTCTGCCAGTGACACAAAGCGCCTACCGCCCTCTATAAGGGCTCCTAGAAGCTGTGCCAGCGTTCCTGACGGCTCCTTGTACGGAAGCGGAATAATTGCGTCCCTGATGTTGCCACCAGGAGCGTCAATGTCCCGCCATTCTCCAGGTTGTAAGGGCTCGTCATCGTTACGAACCCTTACTCCCCGAGCCTTGAACCCAGCTGGGAGGTTTGCCAGGGTCCCGGCGTCGATCAACTGGCGAAGAATACTTGTAGCTGCACGGCCCAAACCACCAATCATGTGGATCAAACCAAAGCCATAGAATCCCAGACCAGGCATAAACTTGTAATGCACGAAATACTGCTGCTTCTTGGCAACTTCCGTGCCCTCTTCAAAGTTCCGGCGTATAGCAAGAACCTCACCGGACCCCTCATCAATCGTCACAATGTACGGAAGAGCAATGCCCGTTGGTTCCCCATCAGGGCCCATGTCCTCAAAGCCTTCGATATCTAAATCGACATGCATCTCAAGCACGGTGTAGACTTCGTCAGTATAACTCTTAGAAGTGCCCTGCAGTTCGTCTATCTTCTGACGAACCTCGTCCTCACCCTCTTCGTACTTGCTTAACTCTACCTCACGGTAGAAACCAGCAATCTGCATCTTGCGTACTTCGTTCGCATCCATACGAAGAACATGAGTAACACGAGACGCCGTAGCCAAATCAGACGCAGCGTAAGGTACAACCAGATCTTGAGCCGGAACAAACTTGGACACCGCCCGCTGTTTAGCTTGATCAAAGTACACCTTCTTAAAGGTAGAACCCGATAGCGGTAAATAGAACAGAAGCTGATCCATATCCGGATCAAACTCTTCCATCACTTCCATGATCTGGTAGTTCATGAAATCCTTGACACGAGCAGCCTGCTCCTCACGAGCAGCATCCTGTAAACCCAAGACCTGAGTCTTTACAGGCCCCCCAGAAGGCAACAACTCTTTGTAAGCCTGCGCCTGAAACTGAGTGACACTCTCCGCAATCAGCGGGTGCGTGACTCCAGAAGCTCCTTCAAACGGGACACTGCGCTCTTGGTACTTAACTCCAAGCTGATCCAAACCCTTTGTGTAAGTCTCTTCCCACTCTGAACGAGATTCCATGTCATCGTCAAAAGACGCCCGAAGGTCCGACGAAATTTCCCCAAGATACCCATCATCTAAATACTCCGCTAAGTTCGCATTGTGGGGTACTTGCTCTTCCTGCTCCGCAGACATCATCATCTCTTGAAGCGCCTGGACTATCGCCCCACCCTCGCCGTCAGGCATAACCTCGGCTCCATTGGGAAACATTTCAGCTTGAGCCTCAACGGGAACTTCGACCGAGGCTTCTGTAGGAATCATGTCGTCAGAGGTGATTCCAGAATCTATAAGAGGTGGCAATGCCATCAGTAGTACTCCCGTTTACGACGGTACTCGTCGTGTTCTTCTTCCTCGCCAAGCAGTGAGACAAAACCGCCCTGCCTAAAGCGCATCAGTGCTAACGTCATGCTATCACAAAAGTCGTCATGATCGCCATTAGGAAATGAAACTACTTCTTCGATAACTTCATCAGCAAACTTCTTGTCGTTTGGTGCCCATACTACACCAGCTTCGAACAATGGCGCAACCATATGCATCCTAGTGACCTTATCGCGCCCTTTTCCTGGCGAAAATCCTAACGCAGGAATACCCCGAAGCCGCAACTCGTCAATAAGTGGTGTACCCGTCGCTTTCGCTTCGACCACAACCATGTCTGGCTCCCAGTATTCGTGCTCTTCATACGCAACTTCCTTGAGTTCAGGGAAATTCCACCGACCTCGCCGAGCATCCAGCAATATCAAGTTGTCAGACCCGCCCTCCTCCGGTTCAAACACGCCCCAAGTCGTAATCGCGCTGTAATCCGCAGATTCTTTCTTGGAAAACGCCGTATCATAAGACTGAATGATGTATTTTACAGGAGGAATCTCTTTCTTCTCCCACGCCTGCCACCATTCGCGCTTGATTATAGCAGAATCAGAACTCGTCGGCGTCTGCTGCCACTGCGCATTCCATTTTTGCACAGGCAATGACGCCTTGATCGACAACAGCGCGTCTTTATCCCAGAACTCCGGCCATAACGGCTTGTCAGACGGCAAAATTGCAGGAAATTCCACAACCTCCCACTGATCCGCCATGATATCGCTGCCCTGCGCGGCCAACAAACGGCCTGTCAAGTCTTTTTTACCCCAACGAGTCATAACAATTATGATCGCACCGCCAGGTTGAAGACGCTGACGGGGTCCAGAAGTGTACCACTCATACGCATTGTCAAACGCACTCTCACTCAAAGCGTCTTGCTCCGAGTGTGGATCGTCAATTACAAACAAATCCGCACCACGACCCGTAACCGCAGCCCCAACACCCGCCGCAAAGTACTCGCCGCCCTTGTCAGTCTGCCATTTACCAGCGCCCTTGTTGTCTTCTTTCAGATTGGTATCAGGGAAGATGTCTTTATATTGTGGATCGTCTATAAGGTCCCTGACCTTGCGACCAAACCGAACCGCCAACTCAGTGTTGTGTGTCGCCTGAATAATCTTGAGCTTCGGATTTCGGCCCAAAAACCACGCTGGCATCAAGAAACTCGCAAACTCCGACTTAGAATGTCGAGGCGGCATGTTGATAATCAACCGCTTCAACTTGCCCTGAGCAACCAATTCCAACTTTTCCGCAATAACACGGTGATGCTGGCCCTCAATAAAGTTCTCATACACATGATGAGCAAACGGCATGAAATAATCATGCGCTTTTTCACGAGTGTCCAACCGCTTCTTGGCCTCAGTTAAGGCCAAGATCTCCTTTAAGGCGTCCTCTGGTAAGGCTTGTAGGTTCATGCGCTACGAACCGTGGGACGCACACGCTTGGTGGTAGTCGTAGTCTTACGCCGCTGACCCGGCCCTGTCCGACCTCTGTTGCCAGCCAGCCCCGTGTAAGCTCTCGTGGAAGCGCCCGCACGTTGACGGCTTGATGTTACAGACTTCTGGCACATCGGACCACCTTCAGTTTCCACCATCTTGTATCCCTCTGGACACTCGGTAATTATGTTGCCGTCTTCATCAGTGCTTGTGATTACTGGGACAAAGATGTCTGGTACTTCTGGGTCAACCTCGACCACTGGGTCAACCTCGACCTCAATCTCTTCCTCTTCCTCTTCCTCTTCCTCTTCGGGGGGCTGATCCGTTGTAATTAGCGTAGTAACCTCTGGATCAACCTCAACTTCTGGTTTAACTACCGGGTCAACCTCAACTTCTGGGTCAACCTCAACCTCAACTTCTGGGTCAACCTCAACCTCAACTTCTGGGTCAACCTCAACCTCAACTTCTGGGTCAACCTCAACAACTGGGTCAACCTCAACAACTGGGTCAACCTCAACAACTGGGTCAACCTCAACTACCGGGT